GAAAAAGGGAGACGTTCGTGAGTTAATGCAAGCTAAAAAAAGCCTTTGGAATAATACATATCCTATAAAATTTAAAGGAATGAATATAGAATTATATGCACAAGATGCAAATGAACCACATGCATCTACAGGAGTATATTCTTTACTAAGAAATGATTGGATTAAAAAACCAGAGTCTGATATAATATCAGTTGAAGATGATGCAATTGATAAAAAAGCAGAACCATATGAGTATGAAATAGATCATTTAGATCCATATGAAGATAACTTACTAGATAAAATTAAAAAATTAAAATCTCGATTAAAACAACTAAGACAAACTGGATTAGAAAGAGAAGGAGAATATTCTGTAGAAAATTTAGCATTTAAATCTTTACGTAATTCAGGACATTTAGAAAAACTAAGTGATTTAGAAAAAGATATAACATTAATACAACTAACTCCTAGTATAGACGAACAAGACTTTAAAGGTCCTTTTGGTAAAGAACATGATTATTCTGATTATGGAGGACCATATGGCACAGGACATCGTCACAAAACAGATTTCAAAAAAGGACCTGGTAAGACACCTACAAAAGGTATTGGTTCGGGTATGGATTCTGAAGAAGATGAAGATGAGAAAGAAACAGGATATGATATTATCAAAAAATAAATTTAAATCTGCTGCTACATATGATAAGAAAACATATGATATTGATACATTATTAAATACTGAAAGTGTTAATTTATTTGATCAAAATGGATATCATTTAACTAGAGCAGAACAATCATTTTTAGAACCAAATGGTTATAGAGTAATAGAAAGACGACACGAAGACTGTTTGCGATACGATTGGCTTATTTGGGACAAAAGAGATGGAGCTCATATAAATCATTCAGACTTATTTGAAAGAAAAGGATTTTCAGGAGAAGCATTAGAACAACTTCATAAATATGCAAAAAGAAATCCAATGTTATATAAATTGATTAAAATGAAACCTAAGTGGGGAATTGATATATCAATTGATTACGTATCACCAGATGCAGTATTTGAAGTATTTCATTATGAATGGGATTCATTTGAATATGATGCAGTACAAGAAAAGAAATATGAAATTGAACAATTTGTAATGTCTAAGGATTGGGATGATGTAGCTAAAACATTATGGGATAAAAAAGACGAATGGTATGATTTAGACTTTTTTGAACAAACCAATTGGAGAACTAATTATTTTAATTTAGATCCAGAAAAATTTAAGAACGTTATTTGGAGTAACTGATATTTATATAAAATGAATAAGCTAAAAAACATATTAAGAGACACTATATTAGAATCAAAAGATGGTTATAACACTCCAGCTGCAATTGCTAAAGAAAAGTCAATCGGTAAGAAAAAAGTTAAACCAGAAGATTCAATAACAGATTTAGATTTAAATACATTGAATCGAAATCAAACTATTAAAGAATATAGTTATGGTCCTTTAAATCCAGACGATGAAAAAGGATCAAAAGAATTTTGGGAAAATAAAGCAGAGTTATGGAACACAACAGTAGAAGCAGCCAAAGAATCTAGATGTTCTAATTGCGGAGCTTTTGATCAAAAAAAATCAACATTGTCTAAAATAGAAAAAGCTATTGGGGATGATGGTAAAACAGTTGTTAAAAATGCCAATATTGGATTTTGTGAATTCTTTTGGTTTAAATGTGCTGGAGCAAGAAGTTGTGATGCATGGGTTGGTGGAGGACCTATAAAATGAAATCTAGAGGTTTAGGTGACGATATAAAAAAAATTACAGCAGCTACTAAATTAGATAAATTAGCAGAACGTATAGCAGAATTAACAACAGGTGATTGTGGCTGTAAAAAACGACAAGACAAACTAAATAAAATGTTCCCATACAAAAGGAGTAAAAAATGATAGAAGAAGATTGTGGTTGCGGAGGATATAAAGAGAAACCAACTCATATGGCTCCTAGAGAAAAACAAAAAGCTTTGTTAATTAAATTAATGGCTGAAAGAATTCAAAAAGTTGGAGATGAATATGTTGTTTATCCAAAAGATAAAGGTAAACGATTAGGAACCCATCCAACTAAAAAAGCTGCATTAAAACAATTAGCAGCAATAGAGCTTAATAAATGATAAAACTTAAAGCTATATTAAACGAGCAATCAAATAATTTCAAAGTTGGTAAAAATTTACGTGGAAGTCAATGGATATTTGACTTTATTAAATATGAAGAAGGTCGACCAGACAAAAAAAGTGAGCCGGCATTAAAATCATATAAGAAACCTGGAGATCGTTGGACAATTGGATATGGCCATACTAAAGGAGTTACTCCTAATATGACTATTACAAAACAAGAAGCATTAAAATTTATGTATGAAGACTTAACAGATGCAGCAAATTGTGTTAGGCGTATGTTTACAAGATGGGATGCTCAAAATTTAGATGTCTTAGTAACACAAGAAATGTTTGATGTGTTAATTTCATTAGTATTTAATTCTGGTTGTGAAGGTATGTTAAAATCAGATTTTATACAATTGGTTAAACAAAAAAAATATAAAGAAGCTGGCAAAGGTATATTATCATTTCGAAAAAATAAACCAGGATTTTCCGGACTAACTCCTAGACGTCAAAAAGAAAGCAACCATTTTTTAACAAATCTATAGGTTGTATATTTCCCAAAAAATTATTATAATATTTATATGAGTGGTGATAATTACTTTACTAAGTTAATGATATCTGCAATCGATGAAATGAAAACAAATAATATAGATTGGCCAATACATTGGAAATCTGCAGAAAAAAATAAATTTCTAGATGATATATTAGTTTGGTTAGAAAAAGAGCAATTATATGAACATTGTCAAATTATACTAGATGCCAAAAAAAAGATCAAAAAAATATAAAATAATAGTTTTAAATGATTCTGTTAATACAACTCAACATGTACAACGAGTGTTACAAGAAATTTGTGGCCATAATCATTATCAAGCTATACAATGCACTCAAATTATTCACAATAACAATGAATGCCAAGTATATATGGGTAAAGAAGATCAATGCACATACATATTAAAAGAATTAGAAAAACAAGGCTTATCAACAAAAATGATAAAATGAAACTTTTAGATAAAATACGAACAGGATTGTTTCACGCTTCATATCATAGAAATTTACGATATGCAGAAGAACAAAAAGAAAAAAAAGATATTAATAAATTTAAAAAATATATCTACCGAGCTGAAAATGCTTGGAGACGTTTAGTACAAATACAAGAAAAATACAAAAAATGAGTAAAAAAGCAACAATAGGAGCTTCTCCTAAAGATAGATCCATGGATATAATGGATAAATTTATTAAGAAGCAAGAAAGAAAAAATCGTCATAAAGAAGCACTACCAGGTAGGAGAAAATCTAAAGATGTTCCTATGGATTTATGGCCATTAAAAGATCAATTAGAGTATTGGGAGAATATAACAGATGGTCAAAAATTTGATAGGAAGTATGGAAGTTATATTGATTGGATGGATACATTAAAAGAATTAACCGGATATCCAGATTCATCATTTATAGATATGATAGCACCAGCTAAAAATAAAGAAAGAATGCGTGAATTATTTGATCAAAAAGTATTACCAAAACAAGCACAACAAACGTTACAAAAAGAAGGTATTTTGTGGGTGTAGACTATAAATATGTATATGGTCGTGGTAGATCTGCTTTGAATTTATCAGAGTCAGAAATTAGGTATGCTATGGAGAATACCAAGTCTAATTCTGAAGCTGCTAGATTTTTAAATGTATCATTTACTACATATAAAAAATATGCAAAACAATTTATAGATTCTAAATCAGATAAAACGTTATGGGAGTTACACAAAAATCAAGCTGGTAAAGGTATACGTAAAGACATTGTACAAGCTACAGCAGGTCCATATTCAATTGATAAATTATTACAAGGAGAATATCCAAATTATCCTGTATGGAAATTAAGAAATAGAATATTAGCATTAGGTATACTTCCAGAAAAATGTTCTAGTTGTGGATATGAAGAAAGAAGAATAACAGATGATACTACTCCATTACTATTAGATTTCAAAGATGGCGACTCAACAAATCATCGAATAGAAAATTTACAGCTATTGTGTTTAAATTGTTATTATATGCAAACAGGTAATCCATATAATAAAGATAAAGAGAAATATTGGAACTATAATTTATTAGAATAATATTTATATTAAATGCACGAGACAATAGAAATATCAGGAAAATATAGAAATTTGGTAACACAAATGTCTCGTTTAATTTTAGAACAAATTAAAGTATCTAAACACAAACGATTAAGTTATGAAGTAGTAATGTTCAAAGAGATTGTTAACAAAAATATTCCACTACATTTTTATTTAGGTTTGCAAACAAAATATTCAACTAACCTTTACGTTACAGGCGACGCATATAATCCTACAGAACCTGTAAGTGATCAAATACCTTACATAGAAGTTTCAATTGGAACTACCGGAGAAAAAAAACATTTAAGTCATATTGCATTACGATTGTCTAACACATTAAGACATGAAATAGAACATATTACACAAAGTGGATTAAATACATTACCAGGAAAGTATTTACCAGACGATCAATTATTAAGAGAAACAGCAACTACAACTCAATATCATTTGCTAGACAAAGAAATACCAGCAATGCTACATGGATTGTACACTCAAGCAAAAAAAGAACGAAAATCATTTTTAGACAAAGTTCATGAATATTTAGATGAAACATATTTATTAGAAAGTGATATGGAATCGATTAGATCCATATGGATAAACAAAGCAAAAGAATTAAATTTAGTTAAATAATTATGATTAGACTTAAAGATATATTATCAGAAGATTTTGTTAACTTTACCAATGAACTACATGGTGTTGAAGAAGATTTAAGACGATGGGCAAAAGAAAAATGGACAGATCAAAATGGAAATCCTTGTGGTAGCTCAAAGTCCAAAGGCGTAGTTAAATGTAGACCTTCTAAAAAAGTGTCTAAAAAGAGTCCAAAGACTTGGAGTCAAGTTGATAAGAAAAAAGAAGTTGCTAAAAAGCGTAGAGTAGGAATGGGTAAGCGAACAAAGAAAGCTGAAGTTGTAACTCCTATAGAAGAAAAAAAGAAAAAAGCTAAACGTGATGCATGTTATCATAAAGTAAAAGGTCGTTATGATGTTTGGCCATCTGCAAGAGCATCTCAAGCATTAGTTAAATGCAGAAAAGTTGGAGCTAAGAATTGGGGTAAAACTACTACCAAAAAATAAAGGAACAAATGGAAGAAAAAACAATTTGTAAAGAATGTTCATTAGCATTAATGGAAGATATTAAAAATGGAAGATTAGCATTAGACGAAGCTGAGTATAGAGGTAGAAAAGTCAAACTTGGAAAACCAATGCGTGGAGATGTTAAGAAATTTAAAGTATATGTTAAAAATCCAAAAGGTAATGTAGTTAAAGTTAATTTTGGTCATGGTGGTACTTCTGCAAAGAAAGCAGGACAAAAAACTATGAGAATTAGAAAGTCAAATCCTAAAGCTAGAAAAAGTTTCAGAGCCAGACATAATTGTGATAATCCAGGCCCAAGACATAAAGCTAGATATTGGTCGTGTAGAAAATGGTAAATGAAACTAAAAGATCTAATAACCAAACCAGATCAGCCGGCTGAATATATTGATACTCCAGATGGACAAGTTAAAATATGTCAAAAAGGGCCGTTACCAAAAACAGACTTCGTAGTAGGACCATACACAGACGCCAAAGCATCAGATAAAATTCCAGGTTGGGATAAAGCAAAATATTACAAAGAGTATATAACAAGGCTATTGCCAGAATCAATGATAAAAAAGGTACCATAATGACAAATTCAGATATAGTAGAAGAAATATTATTTAAATCACATTCATTACAAATACAACAAGAAGTAATGGGTTATGCAGAAACATTAATGATAGATGATCCTAAATTAGATAAAGCTACAGCATATGACAAAGCTTTCAACGAAATATCTGAACATGGATCCTGATGAAGAAGAGTATACTGACTTTGAGTACGGAGATGTATTTGAATATTAATTATTAATACGGTTGGATTTTATATCTTTATTTCTTATTATATAGAAAAAATATAAGATATGAAAGAAATAGAAGTTTATGGATCCGTTACCACAGAAGACGGTGAGTTTATCAAAGTAGTTAGTACAGATGGTAAAGATATCACAGATCTATTCAGAAATGATATGATCAAGATAGCATATGAAAAAGGAGAAGCATTAAAATATAATGAAGAAACCGGTAGAGCAAAAAGAATCGATCCAGATCAATTGCCTAATCCAATTCCCAAGAAAAAAGAAGTAGTAAAGGATCAAGATCCAGTATTAGCATTTATTAGTAATTCTCCTTCAATTAAGCCAGATCATTTAGAAATTACAGATATCAAATGGAAGTATCTAATTAGGTCAGCAGTTAGAGGTAAGAACATAATGATGGTTGGACCTGCGGGGTCTGGTAAGACAGAAGCAGCAAAGGCATTGCCTTCTGCAACCGATAGACCATTCTTTTATTTTAACTTAGGTGCTACGCAAGATCCTAGATCAACATTGATTGGTAATACGCATTTTAAGAACAATGAGACGCTGTTTGATGAATCGGCATTCATTAAGGCTATTAAGACAGAAAACGCAGTAATCCTTTTAGATGAGCTGTCTAGAGCACATCCGGAAGCATGGAATATACTAATGACCGTGTTAGATGAAGGACAAAGATATTTGAGATTAGATGAGAATATTGATGCACCATTAGTTAATGTAGCTTCAGGAGTATCATTTATCGCAACAGCTAATATTGGTACTGAGTATACATCTACTAGAGTATTAGATAGAGCATTGATGGATAGATTTGAAGTTATTGAAGTAGACATATTATCTAAAGAAAGAGAACATTCTTTATTAGGTAAAAGATTTGGAGACAAAGTTGAGGATTCATTATTAGAATCTGTAGCAGATATTGCAGATGTAACTAGAAAAGAGTGGAGATCAGATGAAGGTAAACTAAGCACTATGATATCGACACGTATGACAGTTAGAATATGTGAGTTGTTAGCAGATGGATTTACTTTAGAAGAAGCATCTGAAGTAGGCATATTACCATTCTTTGACGCATCTGGTGGTGCTGATTCTGAAAGATTATTTGTTAAACAAGTTATTCAAAAACATTTAGGAACAGCGGATGAAGATATCTTTAATGTTTCAGAAGAAGAAAAAATAGAATTATAAGAGCACGCAACTATGCGTCAAATAGTATCTTTCATATCTCAAAGGGAGTTAGACATGCGTAGGCATTAGCTCCCTTTTAAAATATTGTTGGGTTCTTTGACATAATAAGAAAGGAAGCATATGGAAACAAATATGTTATTAGGAATCCTTATCGGAGCTGTTACTGTAGCTTTATTGGCATTTTTTGCTTATAGGGTAAAGGTATCTTTTGATAGGGTGAACAGACACTACGAAGATCTAAATACAGATGTATATAGTAGTTTAGAACAATTGAAAAATCAAGTAGATCAAATGATAGACAATGTTGATAGATCATTAAACGATAGAGTAGATGATGTATGCAGAACATTAGATTCTAGATTCGACAAAACAGAATCCAGAATAATATCACAAGTACAAAAGAAAAGTAAATAAATAATCTTCAAAGAACCCAACTTTTTTCTTGGATAAATGAATTAGTTTTCTTATTATATATAAAAGAGATATTTATGAAAAAGATACGCATTAGAAAGGCATTAGCCAATCCAGTTAAGACATATGAAGAGTCGGCATCAAGTTATTGGTTTGATGATATCGATACAGATTTTACTTATGAAGTCAATAATAAGAAACAAGTTGATTATACTAAGTTAGCGTCTGCACAAAGAGCAATTGGTAATTTTGTCAATATTGTTACAGGTAAACAAATTCCAGTTCATTTTCAAAATAATGATCAAAGTTATACAGATGGTCGATCTGTTACTATAGGATCTAAAATAGAAGACAAAAATTTTGATGCAACTGTAGGATTAGCATTACATGAAGGTTCTCATATAGCATTTACTAATTTCAAATTATTAGATGGATGTTACATTGGCAGTAGCTTTCATAGTTATATCGCTATGAGAGGTGGAGATCCTGATATGAATATGGTTGAGTCTGATATAATACAAGTAAAAGATTTATTTAATTGGATAGAAGATAGAAGAATTGATTATCATGTATATACAAATGCACCAGGATATAGAAAATATTATGAGTCAATGTATGCAAAGTATTTTAATTCTGCTATTATTGATAAAGCATTACAATCAGAAGAAAAGACAGATGAGGATTGGGATTCATATATGTTTAGGATTATCAATCTAACTAATCCTAATAGAAAAATAGATGCATTAGAAGTATTGCCGGCGGTATGGAAAACAATTGATTTGAAAAATATCAGTAGACTTAAAACTTCTGAAGATGCATTAAATGTAGCAATTGAAGTTTATAAGATAGTTTCTAAACAAGTTAAAGGATCTGCTTCAAAACAGCAACGAAATAAATCTAATAAGACGTCAAGCAAATCTCAATCAGAGACCAAGTCTAATGATAACAATAAGCTTTCTAATAGACAACAAGAAAGATTGAAAAAACAAATACAAAAGCAAAAAGAATTTGTTAATGGTAAGCCTAAAAAAGTTGGAAAGCTTTCAAAGAAAGACAATGCAATTGTTAAGAGCTTAAAAGAATCTGGTACTGAAAGTAATCCAATTAATACAGGTAAGTTTGGCGCTCATATGTATAATGTAGATGCAATTGTTATCAAGAAAATGACTCACTCAGTTATGTGTCATATGGAATCTATATTTGATTCTAGAAACTTGCTCGAGGATCGAGAGCCTAGAAGTTATTATGGACCTGGTGATGGAGTACAGAAAGGTATTACATTAGGCAAACAATTAGGAAAGAAATTGCAATTGAGAAATGAAGAGAAGTCATTGAAGTCTACAAGATTGAATACAGGAAAGATTGATAGAAGATTGATATCTCAATTAGGATTCCAAAATGCAAATGTGTTTCATAGAATTGTAACCGATAGATATAAAAATTTCTTTATACATATTTCAATTGATGCCTCCGGGTCAATGGGTGGTAGAAGATTTCGAAACGCTATTAAGTCAGCAGTAGCAATTGCTCAAGCTGCATCGATGACAACAGGTATTAGAGTTCAAATATCTTTGAGAGGTACAAGTAATTTAGAAGGTAATGTAGAAAAGACAGTTACGGTATATGCATATGATAGTGCAGTAGATAAAATGTCTAAGATAAAAAAGTATTTTCCATATCTGCAAACATTTGGATGTACACCAGAAGGGTTATCTTTTAAAAGTATTCTTCCATATATCAAAGCTGATGCAAAAGGCGATGAGTGTATATTCATTAACTATTCAGACGGAGCTCCTAGTTCAGTAACTGGATGTGCATATACATATAATGGAATTGATTTTACTAGAAAAGTTGTAAATGAAATGAAAGAAATAGGTATCAATGTGTTATCATATTTTATTGATGGTAGATCAGAAGGCTGGTCAGCTGATGCATTTAGAAGAATGTACGGTAACAATGCAGAATTTATAGATACTAGTAACCTTACTCAAATTTCAAAGTCAATTAACAATAAGTTTTTAGAAATATCAGAAACAATATAAAATGATAAAAAAAGAATGGTTTTGGATGTCGACCTATAAAAGACAAAAAGAAAATCATTGTCATTATTCGGGACTACCATCCCCAATGGCATATGAAAATAAACAAGATAAAATAACAATTATGAAAAAATCAATTTTAAAATGGTACCCAATTGGTATCGCTTTTATTTGCCTACTATATTCAGTAGGATTAGGATTATATGGTAATACAGCTGAAGCAATGTATTCAGCACATTGGCCAGGTACAATATTATTATTTAGTATAGCAATCAATCAAATTAAAAAACAATGAGTATATTATTTTTTGGAGTTGGATTTATATTATTTTCGCTCTATTTGATATTTCTTATTTGGAATATAATTTACAATGAAAATAAACAACAAGAAGAAAACTATCAAACATTACAAGATGAAGTAATAGAGATGGATTGAATAGG